TCTTTTAAGTTTGGAGATGTTTTAATCCCAGTTCTAAATAATATTGATGACATGAATATCCAACCAGATATCTCTATTTATATTGAAAATGATCCTGAAACTAAAGAAAGAATGAAATACTTGACCGATCAGATTTCTCTAAAACGGTCAAAGTATAAGGTTCGTCAAGAACTTACTTCTTCAGAAAAAGAATCAAGTTGGTTAAAGGATTTCATTAGTCATCATAACATTGAAGTTAATTAAATTTCAATTAACCAGAAGACAGAGTCCGCAACTGAATTTTGTAATTCTACATAAATATTAGTTGCGTCTACAACTAATTTACTTGGCTTGGCTAATCTAGCTCCAGAAATACCCAGTGGGGTAATCTTTGGATTACCATACTCAGTTCTTGCAATAGTAAATTTACTGTAATTATCAGTTAGTTGAATTGGATATACTCCACCATCGGCTATAGTTTTACGAGCTTGACCGTCACTAAACTTCATTCCACTATTCTGTGAATCACCAACCATACCTACTAAGATTTTCTTAGAAGTAGTCAATGGTAAACCGTCAATTGAGTACACAAAAATACTAGCATCATCAGAAAGTGCAGTGAAACTAATGTTTTGATAATTCACAGGGAATGTTGTTGCTGAAGCATGAGATAAGGAAACAAGTTTTGGAGTGTTAATCCAAGCACGTTGTTTTCTACTTGAAATTCCCCATTCGCGGAATCTTCCCTCTACAATATTCAAACCTTCACACCAAGTACCTGCAGTTGGAGTAACATTAGATAATCCTGAAGGTAATGCACTTCCTAATGTTGAAACTTGCACTGTTGTAGAATCTAAAACAGTAACAGTAAGTGTCGCTGCGCGTTGACCAGTTCCAGGCCATGAACCACCAGTTCCCCCGGTTCCAGTGAGATTAGTTAGGAAAAATTCATCACCAGTAACTAATCCGTGAGATCCAGTTGAACCACCATTCGCTCCTAAAACAAAAATAGGAGCAGTTGTAGTAGCAGTAGCACCGAGAACAGTTCCAGTTGTGTACACAGAAAGAATATTACCATTATTCTGATTCATAGACTGAAAATGTTCTGCAGCTTCACAATAAGTTCCTGCAGTAAATCCAGAAGTTCCAGTTAATGTCAATCCAGAAGTTACTTGAACATGCTGACTGTCAATTACTGTAATTGTACAAGCAGTAGTTGCCTGAGCAGTACCGGGCCACGTTCCACCACTTCCTGTAAGATTTGTAATAAAAATCTTATCCCCTGTAATTGTATTTACATACAGTGGAGTACTCAATGTAAGAATAGGTTGAGTTGCTGTCGCTGTCACCCCACCATAACTTCCAGAAATCATTACACCACCAATTGTCTTAATAGGAGTAAAATCACCTAGAAATTGCTTCCATGACCTTGCCAAATTAACTGTAGCATATGTATCATCGGTTGCTGTAATACTTGGATCATAAGCAATGTTACAGCGATTAATTAAACCTGAATACATCATTGGACGTTGTAAACCTCCTGGCAATCTTGCTGCACGGCTTGCTGTTCTAGTAATTACACTTCCAGACGATACCCATCCCCATGCTTTCTGATTAACTGTATAATCATTCTTAGACGATTGTCTTGTTAGTACTCCACCTTGTTGAAGTAAAGATACAAGCACACCTGTATAATGACCAACAGGATCACCATGTTGAGCATACGGGTAGGTTCTACCAAATCTTTGTGCTGTAGTTGAATCACTTAAAAGTTTGTAATCTTTCTCCCAAAATCTTCCCTGAGAAAAATAACTCACTCCTGCAGCGTTATTCTGAACCATTGCAGCAACCCATACTGGAAATTCAGCACGATACTTCGACCACGATGGCCAACCGTACTCACCGAACCAAGCAGGTTTACCTCCTGCTTGCCATACACCAGTTGCGATTGTACTTCGATTAGAAGCATCCCAAATTGGAACATTATTCTTACTTAACGCAGAACCAACAGATAATCCGTTATCAGCCAACATCGGGTAAGCATGTAGATTACAAACCGAGTTACTAGACTGAGAAGCAATTCCTCTATAAGCTAAAAATGAATGATTAGCTACAGTATGTTGTGCAAGAAGACATGAGACTCCAAGCGAAGACATAGTTGAAGTATAGAAAGAACTTAAATTATCATCAAGATATGTAGAGTACATTCCAATGTCAATAGACACGTTTGTACTAGCTGCACTTCCACTCAAACTGTTATTTGGAATAGATGCTGCACCTGCAGCAGCAAAATCAGCGTGGGCTGTTCCCCAAGATGTGTTCAATGCTGCAATATCTACATAACCATGAAGTTGAGCAGAATCAGCTAACCACTCTGACCAAGTTTTTGCTGCAGGAGTTGCACCAACATCACGAGTTAACCACACTGTAGGAAACTTGTTTGACGCACCGTTTACAGATGCAAGATATGTAATATCAGATTCATTAAATAATTCAACCATCAATGATGCATTATCTTGAAGGATATTAATTCCGGTATATTTATTTACTCGATTGTAAATTGCATTAATACCAGCTAACCAGTGATCTCTAACATTCTGATGAGTATAAATTCTAGTTTTATATCCACCATCTGAATGGCTAGGGGCAAAACGATCAGTGGCTCCATCCATATCTTTACCAAGCCACCAATTCATTGGATTATGAACCCAATAAAGACCAAGACGTTTAGCTTCAGATAATGCAAAATCAAATCTATCTAAAATATCAACATTAAGATTCCATTCACCATCTTGACCGGATAAAAGTAAATTTTCAATACCATGAATTCGTAATGCGTTATAACCAGAACGTACTAAATGCTCTAATCCAGCAGTAATATCTGACTTACTAGTTGGAATCCAGAAAAACCCAGTATCAGGATTCCATGTTGCAACGTTAAATCTGACAACTGAACCATTTTCAACTAAATTATCACCAGATACTGTAATCCTACCTTTACTACCTGCTGGAACAGCAGTTGTTTTCAATGATGTAAAATCCAGAGGACTATCACTTAGGATATGTAATTGTTGATCTTCTTGAACAAACCAATCACCAGGGGAAGTTGATTTTGGTGTTCTAGTTGGCACAGCAGTAGATAACATGGAAACAGAATTAGAATCCAAATTAACTTTATCATTCACTGAGTCATATACACCAGCTACAGCACGAGATAAATCAACAACAGTAGATGATCCGCCTGATAACTCTACACTTAATTTACCATCAATCCCTAGTCTTGTTTCACTTACATTAGGCATATTATTATTTCCTTATTTTAAAGAGAATAAGTAGACCCTGAAGCTCTACTCTTCACATAAATTAGACAACGTCCAAGATCTAAATCAAGAGCAGTTCCACCATTTGCATTAATTAAAATTTTAGCAGATAACTCATTTACAGCGCCTGCGGGCATGATTAGATCTGGTGTTTCAAATACTACAATTCCTGATGGAAGATTAGTATGAGCAGCAGACGCTTGATTCCAAGCTGAACCTGCAGTGTAGTTAACACCAGCAGTTGATAATTTGACAGTGTAATTACCTTTTTGAGATGCAGCATTTGGGAATCTAAATTCTATTCTCATCCGAACCTTGTCGCCAGCATAAGCTAAAGCTTGAGCAACCCATGTCACAGCACCATCTACAACTGTTTGACCTGCTTTAGTAGGCCATGTAGGTTGAGTACTTCCTGTACTTCCACTGGATGCAGTTGCAAAATAAATAAATCCATTAGCAACAGTCGGTACTACAGCATCACCAACAGATTTTGCAGTACTTGCTGCCCATGCTGTATTAGAAGCACCATACTTTAAGAACTGAGCAAATCCTACACTAGAAACACCACTTGCAGCATTTACTCTAGACCAAGAACCTTTAGGTCCATCTGTACGAGCAACAACAGACCAAGTACCATTAGTAGCACCCTGGTACTCATTAGAAGCATACCAACCTGAAGTAACAGATCCACCATTAATTCCACCAGTACCATTACCAAAGTAAGCACTGCTTGTTCCACCACCTAATCCAGCACCCTTAGTTGAAGGAGTAACAAGAAGATTACGATAATCTTCATAATTCCCAAAACCAGAACGCCTCACAAATCCAGCGGAAGAAAGTTTAGAATAGGCCACTGGCAGAATCAAATTTACCCCGTGATCATTTGGATGTAAATTATCACTGGTTGCATTTGCAGCCGGTTGTCCATTCGAAGGATCTGTGTATGAAGAATATGCGTCTAATACAATTACATTAGGATACAGTTTTTCTGCAGTTGTTGTCAACCACTCGTATACTGTATGTAACTCGGAACGTTTAGCGTAAGTATCAAAATATCCAGCTAAAGTTGCAGAAACATTAGTTGCATGAATTACTTTACAATTCATTTGAGCAGCTTTAGAATATACTGACTTTAAATTATTGATAATTACCGAGGAAGAAACTCCAGTTGCAATATCATTAGTGTATCCACAGAAAATCATAATAACTTTTGGAGAATACACCTTAGAAGTATCAATCTGAGGTAACCACTGAGTTGACGTATATCCAGATACCCCTAAATCAGCTACAATTTCAAACGGTGAACCAAGCCAGCCATTTAAAGTAGTGAACAAGCCTGAGGCATTATGTGTACTCTGACTTGCAGTTTGAGTCCATTCTTGAGCAGCAAAACTATCACCAACAATTACTGCGTTTAATACCCCACCAGTCTCACCAAATCCAGAGGATGACAAAGCACTTGCTGAATAATCATTCAGAATACCTGTTTGACGATCAACACCAAGACAAGTAGTTAAGTCTCTCAATTCTGTAGAACCATCATCTAATTCTACAGCCAATTTACCATCAATACTAAGTTTGATTTCACTTACATTAGCCATTTTATTTACCTTTATTTTTAACTTACATTATCAGCATTATTTGATGAAGTATCTGTACTAGCTACATTATCACTAGTTCCATTTCCAGATCCCTTAGACATTCCATCACCGGATCTGGAAGTTACATCACTAAGCAGCGACTCAAAATCAGTTCCTTCAGGTAACTCATCAGTACCAAGAACATTCCTAATTTTATTGATTGTATCAAGATCCTTTGTTAAGAATCCAACAGAAGCAATACGCTGAATAGCTTTTGAGAATGTCTCAGCATCTACACTATCAATATTTTCGTAATCAATTACACAAGCTCTAGACACGTCCCAGCCATTTAATTCATATGTCTGACGAATTAGATCTTTATTAACTACATCACGAATAGCTGAAATAAAAGATTCAGCAGCAGTCCCAGTTAAACTATTCTTAATCTGACCCAGAGCAAAGCTACCTGTACTACTTTGACCCATAATCAAAATATCAGCAAATAAAGAAGTCAGAATCAGATTCTTATAGTATTCTTTAATCTTAACTGTATCAAAACCTTTTTGACCTGAAACACTAAGAAGATCCATCTTAAATAGAGCTTGTTTAGTTTCAGGATCAAACGCCTGTGGTAAAATCATTGCAGATTGCTGGTTAATCTGTAGATTAGCCATTGCCTGTTCATAATATTTACGAATTGCAATTTGTTCTGGAGTAGCATCAGCAGAAAGATACTGAGGTGGGATATAAAGAACAGGTAAACCCACAAGATCTTTAGTAACACCAGTTGCTTCAATTTCTTCAAGTGCCATTAAATAACGCCATGCTAAATAAGCATCACGTAATGGACTCTTACCAAAAGGATCACCTCTATGGCGACCTGTTCTAAATAATAATACTTTAGAAATTGGAAAAGCTACTTCAGATTTATTCTTATAACGATTCATTGGATCTTGTAAAGCAGATACATTCTGTTTAACACCAATTAAATCATTACCATCATCAGAATAAATGAATTTACTAATACTTTCCTGACAACGAATTGGAATTTTTCTCCAACCAATCTTACCATCATTATATTTACTACCATTGGAAGTAAGTCGGCGACGATAAACCTTTTCATGAACAGAGAAACCAAAAGTTGTCATACTTAAAGCTTCTTGAATAAATTCAGACCAAGAATGTTCCATGTCTTGCATGCATTCTTCAATGAATTTAGTCTGATCTTTTTCTTCCTGAGTAGGTGATTCTGGAGGTCTTACAACCCAATTAGCTTTACTAATAATGTTGTCATATAAAGTTAAAGCTGAATTAATTGTAGAATGAACAGACATTTGTTTATATGTCTTTAGATTATAAGGAAAATTCAATTCCTTCTTCAGTTCATCCGAAGTAACACCGTCGAAAATATTTAATCCAACATAACCCATTTCTGAAAGTTTAAAACGATTAGGATCATCTAATCCTTTTTCTACTTTAGTTTCCATATTGATCCTTTAAAAATTAAAAGAAGGTAAATTGACAGGTAAAGGTGGAGCAGTTAGTCCAGTTTGCCCTAAACTTGTATTAAAATTAAAAGGATTTGTCGAAGTGAATTCTTGAAGAGTTACATTAGGTAATACAATCTCTTTGTTTAAAAGTAAGAAAGCATCAGAGCAACAGTCTACTTGGTCATCCTTTCGTTTAGGATCACCATCAAAAACTTCTAATTCATCAAAGAAATCTTTATTCCAATCAGCTTTGACAACATTAACAAAACCTGCTTGTGCTACACTAGAAAAAGGTGCAAATCGAGTTATCTTAGATTTTACTGGCTTACTAAGTCTTACAGTAAATCCCATCTCAGCTAATCTACGCTGTAAATCCTTAGCATATGCTCCTGCGGCTGCGGCAGGGTCTTGTGGGATTGAAATAATTACATCAAATCCATCTTGTATAGCAGTACTGAAAATAAGCTTTTCAACTTCATGCACACGATCTCTCATTGACACAACATTCTCAATTGTGTACACTTTAGACGCATCCTTGGAGATTAAAATACCTCTAGTCCAGTCAGGATTCGGATATTGTTCAGAAGGTTTTGAAAAAGCAAAGTCCCAAGCTCTTACTCTTTGTTTTGCTCTACCATTTGGTAAATCAACAAGGTTAACCCAATCTCTTTTAAATAAACCAGAAGACTCTGGTCTTGCAAACCAAGACCCTAATAATAGTCTTTCCATTTCAACTCTAGGTAAAGCAAGTAAGTTAGAAATATAACTTGGTTGTGCTTTAAGTAAAGGTGGATTATCTCTGCATGTAGCAGGAATAAATGTAAATGACTTAATACCAGATTCATCACCAGCACCATGAACTGATTCGGCCTCTTCTAAGCTGTTATACCAAATCATCGAGTTAGCTTGTCGGACAAAGAATCTCTTTACACCAGCTAATTCTTCCTTTGGAATGCCACTCTGAGGATCTAAATAAAAATCCTGAATCCATAATCTTAAAAAAGAATGATAGTCAGGGTTAGTCATTAAAAACATTTGAGGCTTATAATCAACATAGGCATTACGCATACGTGATAGCAGATAAATGATCATTTCTTCAGTGAAGTCTGTTGCTTCATCAAAGATAACTAGAGAATACTGACCACCTTTGTGATCATACATGTTACTCTCATGTTGCATGTGACTAAACTTTAATACGGCACCATTTGGGAAAATAATTTCATTTTCACGATGTCTTACACGCAATCCAGTTTTATAGATTGATGTGTACATATTAACAGCTTCCTGCCAAATAGAGCCAGGAGCAGTAATCATCTTAGATGTTCTACGAAAGATTACTCCAGTTGCTCTTGGATGTTGCATAAATTTTAATGCAATAAGCAATGATGTGTACGTCTTCCCACTGCCAGCACTACCACCTGCAAGAGTAATATCAGCATCACTATTTAAGAAAATCTCTTGTTTTCTACTCGCTGGAGCTAAAAAGATATTACTCATTGTATTCCTCTCAAATATTACTCATCATTATTATTAACCATCTTTAGAGAGAACACAGGAGCTTTATCTGTTTGCTGAACTTCTTCAGCCTTCTCTTCATCATAACGATAATCATAAAGATCTTTAACTAATGAATTGTAAGTCTGAATAACTAAAGCCGCAGCTTTTAACTTACCAGCTTCTGAAGCTTTCTCATCACCCATAATCTGAAGAATAGTCTTCATTGCAGGTGCTACAGAAGGTTTAAACTTACGAGCAAGTTCAAGTAAAGCCTTCTCTCTAAGTTCTCTATTTGTCTTGTCTGAGTTATTTCTCTCAGCAATCTTATCTTTACTTGGTCTTCCATTAGGATTACCAGATTTTCCAGGTACAAAAGGCATTTATTATTCTCCAATGACAAAAACCCCATGTAAAAGTACATAGGGTAAAAATATAGTTTTTAATTGGTGCCTCAGAAGGGAGTCGAACCCTTAATCCCTTCGGCGCTGCGTTCTTAGCGCAGTGTGTATACCATTCCACCACCGAGGCTATAAATTTGGAGCGACCAGAGGGAGTCGAACCCTACCCTACACGGCTTGGAAGGCCGGTGACATACCTTATGCTTGGCAGCACTTATTATTACCAAATAATTTCTTGTTTTGTTACTTTCCGTAAACCTAAGTTAACAAGAGCAATTGTTACAGCTTGCAACTCAGGACCAACAATAAATCCAGTATTTGATTGTAGCATAACAGCAGCAATAAGTACGGTATTTACCCAGAAAGTTTTAGAAAGATACCATTTCTTTCCTGTAGTTTCACCAACTAATACTTCAGTTGAAATACTTGTCAATGAATCTTTAATTTTATTATTTTCAGTTTCCAGCATATTATTCCAATTTAATCAACAAGTCAGTAGGAACTTCAATCTTCTTTTTAAATCCAAGTAGTGAAGCAATCCAGTAAAATAATTTATACACCATCAAAAGTAACTGTAATCGATACTGGAACTTCAATATCACTAGAAATAACAGGAGTAGTAAATTCTTTAGAAGCTGACACTCCATTACGAGTGACTTTCATCGTGTAATTCTGTCCCTGACTTAAACCTGGGAAAATTGTAGAGGGCACTGGTTGTTCAATAAATGAAACTCTTGTACCATTCTTATCAAATAACTCAAATAACCAAGGTGTCTCTGCAGTCCCAACAGGGAAACTCTGAACCTTTGTTGTCACATTACCAAATGCTGTTACGCTTGTCATAATATCCCTTAATTTTTACCAAAATAAACAGTAGCTAAATTTCTATCTAACATAAGTTGATTTACTTCGATTGAATTCACTTCTATAACACCTAAATACCTACCGTATTTATCTTTTGATGTTGTCTTAATAACAACCTCATGATTTTCAATCAGACCTTGCAAGAAATCTTTAGCCTCAGTAGCTTTACTTCTTTCAACAGAGTCAACAGAACGTAACTCTGGAGTATCTATACCATATAGTCTAATAGTCTGCTTTGTGAAAATACCAAAACCAAGGTCAATATTCACAACTACAGTGTCACCATCAATGACTCGTTCTACTTTTGCGTTATACGTGAATTCTTGTTTCATATTTACCTTGAGATGGTGCCCTCTGTCGGATTCGAACTGACGACCTACCGCTTACAAGGCGGTTGCTCTACCAACTGAGCTAAAAGGGCTTATAATTGGTTGCGGAGAATTGGAATTGAACCAATGACCTGTGGGATATGAACCCACCGCTCTACCAACTGAGCTATCCCGCGATAAAACCTATTCTATATTACGTTAATACTTTAATTTTAAATTGTATCAAGAGGCTCTTGTACTTCATCTAGAAAAACAGGTTTAGTCTTCCCAGTTGGATTCGTAATAGTCTGAACATCAGCTTCGTACACCGATTCATAAACAGGAATATCATTCAAATCATCTAGACACATTTCACAAGTCAAGGTTGAGTTATATCTCGTCTGTTTAAAATAAGAACCACAAGTAATACAAAGCATATTCACATCCCTTATTATTTATAAAAGCTGGTTACGGCTCCAGCGACAACTGCAAGTGCTAAAAGGAGTTAAAACACAAACGATGTCCGATTACATTGTTGTAACCTAATCTCACTCTATCAAAGCAACAGATAACTATGAAAGGAAATTAAAATAGTTTTTATTTGCTTCCAGAAAAGAATGTTTACAACAAAATTAATTTAATTTAACTAATGAATTATATCATTCATTATCTTGATATACAAGTAATATTT